ATCTAGAGCGGATAGAGTAGGCGCGCTACCGCTATCCCATTTGACGTTTGTCGGCCACGCTATCGTATAACTACTAGCCCCCGTGAGTATTAGCGTTAGTACTCTCGCGGTTGACGTTGTCGCTCCCGCCGTAAATGTAAAGGTTAGCGATGCTCCAACGGTTGCCGTTACGATACTGCCTAGCGCACAATTTATCGTAGTGTTAGCTAATATTGTACCTAAAGCTTGCACGTTTTCGGTAAAATTACCGACAAATGTCGTAGGTTGTGTAAATCCTGTCACATGGCCAAGCGCGGTTACGGTCAAACCGTTATACGTACCTGCCGCTATACCGCTAGTGCCGTGGGCAATAGTTTTGTTGTTATTTACGTCAGTGGTTACGGTGATGGGTGATGTGCCGGTTATTGTGGGGTTATCCTCCCACGTCGTTACTACCCAATTGCTACCGCCGGTGTACAATTCGACAATCACGCCCGGTGGCAATGACAAACTTGTTGTTGCACTGCCGTGTGGACCCAAAAAGGAACCTGCAGGTGTCGCAAGCGTTATAGCCACACTATTTGCATTACGGACAACAAATGTACCGCCGTTGGCTGTTGCAGGTGTCGGCATAGTTACCGTATATGTTGCAGTACCCGTACAGTTGACGTAAGAGGGCATTTGCGATACCAACAGCGTAGTGTTAGCGGTAACATACAGTACCGGCAATAGGTCACCTGCGCTTTTGGTTGTCCATACCACGGTGCCATCGGTGGTATCCGCATTTACGGCGCCCCATGTAGCGATGTCGCTTGGGCTTGTGGTTCCACCTGTTTTGCACCAAAGGACAAACCCTTTGGCAAGATTTAATGCACCGTACACAATCTCACCTGGCGTGTAAGGGGTGCCTTTTTGTCTATACATTTTGGCGATATCCGCCGATTGTACCGCGCTTAGGTTAGCTTGGCTCGCCGAGCCTGCGGCATCGGTAGCACTTTCGCCTGCATTAGTAGCATAGGTTTGTGCGTTACCCTCGGCGGTAAGTACAATTTCTTTTGCCGCTAAGGTATCCTCTTTAGCAGTGACGGCAATATCTCGTGCCGATTCTGTCGCCGTTTTAGCTGTCTGTGCATCTGTCTTAGCGGTAACCGCGTCGTTTTTTGCCGATATCGTAGTATCTCGTGCTGCTTCCGCATCTGTTTTCGCTTGCACCGCATCGGCGGCCGCACTCGTCGCAGTACCCGACGCGCCAACGGATAAGTTTTTAGCCGCGATACTTTCCTGCGCGGCATTTACCGACGCGTTGGCCGAACTCGTTGCAGTACCCGTCAAGTCCGTGATGATCGCCACCTGCTGGGATACATAATTTGCGTTTTCGATTGTGATATCCCGCGCGGCCAACGTTTTTTCTTTCGCTTCTTGCGCTAAAATACCGGTGGTATCAATGTACATATTAATTATTTGCCCCGCCGTCAGTGTTAAGGTTAGGTTGTTGGCCACTGTGATACCCCCTTTTCCATGCAAATATCAAGTGTTGGCCGGCTAGCAGTGGAATTCTCTACCCCGTCTACATCGACATATCTATAGCGTATATCGGTATGTATGCCCGCAAGTGACCAATCTATTGTAGGCCCCACCGATCGCAAAATATATGTCCCCGGAGTATCGACGGATTCGGTGATTGTACACTCACTAATTACACGGTTATAGCGGTCTAAAATCTGTGAAATTAATTTATCCGCTACGCCGGTAACCGGTTCCTTTGTAGTGTCATCGACCATTGTAAAAGTACCGCCCCAGGTATCCCCCTGTTTCACATAAGCGGTTAGCGGCTCATCGGTATATGGGTTATCCATATTTTTACACCCCCAATTCTTTTATAAGTATCGCCCCATCAGCGCCTGCGGTAGATGTTCCGCTCCCACCACCACCGCTACCGCCAATTGCTTGGATAGTTCCGCTATCGACAATGGTTCTGGCGACGACCACAACACCACCACCACCACCACCGCCACCACCACCGTGTGCGGAAAGATTGGTACTAGACGCCCCTGCGAGACCATTAGCATATATCCCTCCGCCGGATAGCACCTTTACTTCGGTAGCGATCAATAATATCGTCCCACCACCGGTCCCCCCCGTGCCCGAGGTCCCTGAGTATCCTAAACGTCTGCCTCCTGATCCACCACCAGCCCCTAGATGAGGCCCCGCCTCGTATGCGGATAGATGTAATCTCCCCGCGGTACATGTAACGTGATTAGGGACATATTCACAACTTCCACCTTGTCCTGATCCGCCGCTTCCACTCGCTCCGGCGCCACCGTTTCCGCCATTCCCCCCACGGTATCCCGTTCCTCCCGGACGGCCATCTTGCTCCGTTTCTCCACTAGGGACCGCCCCGCCGCTTGCGCCATGTCCTGTGGCGGTGAGTGATCCAGCAATTACCGCACTGCCCGCGCATTTTATGTGCGTAAAGGGGGCGACTATTTCCACACCTGCGGGAATATTGATGCTTTTAAATTGATACAATCCATCAAGTGTTGTATTACTTGCCGGCGCAAAATCGCCATCGGAGCCGTCCCCCCGATCGAGCCACCATCCGGGGTATTGGTTTGACGTAACACTTGCCAAAGTACCGATCCCCTGATACGCGGCCACCACAATTTTCCCCGCATCGGCGGAACTAAATTGTATCAACCCCGTATTCCACGCGCTATCATTATCTGCACTTGTCGAATAGTCCGGCCGAAATTCCCCTGCCGCGGGTGTCGCTGCTACCTCACTCGCGACGACACCCGCGATGGTCATACTAAGCGTCGACGGGGTACTCTTGTCGGGTACCTCATTTAGTCTAATCACATATGGCGAATTGCTAGGTATTATGTGTGTCTCCCCCGATATCCCTATCGCCTGCAGGTCATCGTTAAAAGGGTCATATCTGAAATCTTTTGGCATGTCTATTTACCTCCTAGTTGTTAGACGTTAGCAATTCCGCATTTTTGGCGGTGCGTTCCAACCCCGCTAGGTATTGATCAATCGTGGTTGGTTGTTCCCCAACCTCGACGTCAGTAAGTTCAATACCTTTGTCACGGGAGATATTATATTTTAATTTTGTGATGGGGTAGGTTTGCATCTCACCCGTTATTGGGTATATGGCCACACGTCCGTCAGTAGATAATTTACGTACAAAAAAAGACCCGTCTGCTTTAGGATATTCCAGCGTTATGTTTTTTAACTTTGCGCTGCGGATTGGGTCTTTATAGGTATTTATTTGGTTTTTGCCCCAGTATTCTGCGTCGGTGGTCGCGCAATACGTGGGCAAAGTATACGTGCCTTCTTGCACGCCATACAATTCCTGGCTCGGCTTATCCTCCACCGTAGCAAGCCATGTGGTGTCGGTACTCGAATCCGTATTTCCCTTTATTTTTGCCCAATTTACTATTTTTTCTACGTCCCAAGATGGGACGTAGCTACCGATATGCTTGCCCACCCAAAATCGACCCTGTTCATTTATCGCATCGACCCTTGGTTTAAAATATAAACTCCGCCGGGTATCTACGCCATACACATAATCGATCGCAAAATCTGATAGCTTTGACAACGCTTCTTTTACGGTTATGCCGTCAAAGGTAATAGTACTAATTATATATCCGGTATTAATAATCTTGTCGCTATTATACACCAGACCTATTTTTGCTTCCGCCTGCTTAGCAAGATCACGCACAATCGACGCAACCTCTTGATTAGCGTATGTCCCCCAAACGTAAATTTTTTCGAGAAGATTATAGTACCCGTACCCCGTAAAACTAAATGACGTATCTGTCGTGCCCTCGATTGGCCGCGTCAATACATATCCAGAGTACCAAGGGCGACTATCGTTAAATAAAAATACATCAATCCGCTGTTTGTAGCTTAGCTGTGCTAATGTTGGCAGTTTATTAAAAACGAGCGTAAACGCCCCGCAGCCGGTCTCGGATAACTCAAAAGCCAAACTCGTAATGCTGTTATCTTCCGCACCATTACCAAAAACAGCGGTTTTTGTACCGTCTTTATTGTATGCGATTACACTATACACGTCGGGTAGGTAATTTACGACATCATCTACCGGTTCTGGCGTGCTAGCGACGGTAGGGGCAGCGTAAATATATCTGCCCCATATATTTCTTCCGAACATCATATTCACACAAACCACCGCCCCGTATATGATATGTCTACGCGACCCGCCGCACACGATACCTTATATGTATTGCTGCCCGGTAGCGCGTGTAAAAATAATCCGCTAAGGGTGTTGATACTGTTGTTCGCGTCCCGGTATACGGTACCTTTTTTAGCATCTACCACCGCTACCGCAGGCGTGGCCAATACTGTATCCGCTAGTGTAAAACTTTGACCCGATTCCACATGTCCGATAATAATTTCGGGCATACTCACCAATGGCGTAAAAGTAAATACCAGTGGCACGTCGATGCTAGAGGGATTGGTAAAGGTAACCGGAGTTTCGATTTGAGCCACCTCATATTCGTTTGATATCGTTGTTGGCGATGTCGCATACCGAAAAGGGTCTGCAAGTAGTAATGATACCTCGATATCAAGCCACCTAAATTTATACCCGTCGTTATTAGTGCCTTTTATTTTTGAGCACGCGGCTACGTGATACACACGATCGGCGCGCCCTACATACAAATCAAACTCACCGGTCAGCCAATAATACGCCTCGTTCATAGCGGTATTAAACGTCTCCTCGGTGTCTCCCTGGACATCAAATTTTAAGACTATTGTTCGCCCGCTTACTTTTCCATCGCCGGTTAAATCCGATCCATGCACAAACGCCTTATCCGTCAATTTTGCACCGAATTCAATTGATCCGTAATCTGTTAGCCCCCAACCGATGGCTAGGGTATGCGACACCCCTGCCTTTACTACTCGTATATCGTCCGACATATCACACCCCCCGCAATCCGGTCAACACCGCGGTGTTAACGCCATTATATAATTCGTCTAGGTCCGACCCATTATTTATATCACCATAATTAGTAAATATTGTGCTTATTTTTGCCCCCGTACCCGCGTTTTCGGTAGCAGATTTCGCCGAGCCGCCGTCCATTAATTTTGCAAAAAGACCTTTTTCAAGCGGGACTACTGCTTCTTTGTATCTTCCCTCGCCAATAAGCGCCAATGTTGGGCCGGTGGTAACACCACCCGTAGCAAGTCCCGGAACCGTAGCTAACCCCTCCGCTACTGATGTGGTAGCAATAATAGCCGCAGTCGCGGGGACGCCATTGGCTCCCCATGACGCAAGAGATACCATAGCCGCCGCTTTAGCCCAGGCCTTAGCTGTTATCGCCGCCGCCGCGACACTCGCCGCCGTTTGCGCGGCCATAGTTGACTTACCAAAAATTGACATCATCAATTGTCCCGCTATCCATTTAGCGACCCAGTCAGCAATCGTTTTTAATAATGTTTTTCCTAACGACTTGACCGCGTCGCCAATGCTCGTAGTACCCGTTAGTATATCCGATATCGCGGTTTGTACACCTGTAAATCCACTCGAATACAAATCCGATATGAGTTGCGCGGTTGTCTCGTTCGCGGCGAGCATGACCGCTTGCCAAGTGTCCATCATGTCTTTTTGAGCATCGTAATTGTTTTGCCGCTCCGCATTTTCGTCGGTTAGCGCCTGTTGCAGCATAGCCATGCTGTTCGCGGTGTATGCGGCGTCGATATCCTGCTGTATGTCTTTGCAAGTCTGATAGTTATTCAAGTCCTCCTGATTTTTTTGTTGTACGTATTTACTCCTATCGTCTGCTATCTGCTTAGTAAAATCTAATGTCCCTTGTGCGGTCGTTGTATACTTAATGCCCACCGCATCGAGGGCAGCAATGATATTCGCCTTTTGGGTATTGGTACCTTCTTCGTAATTTTGCATGATCTTTTGATAATCCGATTCCACCGTTTTAATTTTGCTTAATGTGTCAAAGGCGGCGCTTGTTTCTTCTTTCGCCGACCCCGTCAGCGCCCCCAGCGTTAATTCTTTTTGAGTAGCTTCCCAAGTGTTCGCTATCTGATTAAATGCATCTATCTTATCCCATTTTTCTTGGGCGATTATCTTTTGCCGTTTTAGGGCATATACCTCATTTAACCGCGTTACGTCGCTTTCATAATCCGCGTTTGCGGATGCAGATTCATTAAGCTTTTTTAATTCTTCCTGGTACCAATTATCAAGCGAATCCAGTTTTGTGCCGGTCAAATCCGTCCATTCCTTATTAATTTCTTTTGTAATTCGTTTCGCTTCGTTTGCTAATTTTTCACCCGATTCATCTTTCTTTTCTTTCCCCGCTTTCCCCGCTTTGCCTCCCCCGTCCGAACTCATCGGCGCATTATGCAACCCCGTAAATTCGGTGTTTGGTTTTTCTGGTGGCGGCGTATCGTTATTTGTCGTGGCGTCGGACGTTTTGTTTCCCCAATGGAATTTACCCCATACGGGGTTTGCGTTTGTACTATCGCTGGACCCGTCGGCGGACGCTTTGTAATTATCAAAGGTGCTGCCGAGTGAGGTAAACATGTTGCTAACGCTGTCGGGAACGATTGATTTTATGTATGCCAACATGGATTGTAATTTACCGAGCACCCAATCAACCCCCGATGCTACCACGGATTTTATTTCGTCCCATGCTTCGCCGACATAAGAGGTCACCGCCGCCCAAGTGCCACTTGTCACGGAACTGACGGATTCCACGCCCGAATCAACGATACCTGATATGTATGTCCATGCGGAACTCAATACCCCGGTAACCGCATCCCAACATTCCGAAGCGGTGGACAAAACCGAATCCCATAAGGAACTGAATAACTCGCTTAGGGGCTCCCAATTGTTCCAGATTTCGTATGCCATTAGTCCCACCGTGGCGCCAAGAGCAATAAAGGGCGCTAACGGGGCAAGAGCCGCCCAGGTAGCAAAACCAAATGCGGTCATCGCTGGTACCGCCGCTCCCGTCAACGCCCCGGCAAATGCATACACCCCTGCGGTAGTTTCCGCGGGTATTAATTCTTGTATAGCCGCTTTTACGCCCGAACTTTTTACCAATGCTGTAAAGTTATTTAAAAATGTTGTTACATCGGTTAAACGGCCTTTGAGATCTAGGCCGTCAATTATCTGGTCCCCTATCTCTTTTAAAAGCAGGCCGGTGTTATCTTTTATTGTTGACATAAGACCTGGGACGGTCTTACTCATGGCGTCCATGCCCCCGGCAAAATTTTCCTGCATGCCACTAACTACCGCATTGATCGCGGTAGTAGAATCGATAGCGCCGTCCTGCGTCATTTTCATGACCGCTGCGACGGATACCCCCATTTCAGACGCAAGGTATTGCCAACCATTAATTCCTCGTTCGGCCAATTGATTCATTTCTTCCGCGGACAATTTCCCTTTTGCCTGTATCTGGCCAAGGGCCCGTACCACCCCATCGATGGCCTCGTCGCCACCGCCGACTAGTGCGATAGCGTTACCGACTGCCGACATGATGGGTATGATATCCTCCGCCGAAAATTTAAACGCGAGTAGCATTTGCGATGCTTTAATTACACCAGGAAGTTCAAATGGTGTATCCGCAGCAAAAGTGGCTAGATCCTGCATCATCTTTTCTGCCGCTGCCGCCGATCCTAACAAAGTAGTAAAGGCGGTTTTACTCGCCGCATAATCCGATGACATTTTTACCGCTGCACCGCCAGCCAACCCCGCGGCTGCGGCTAATCCTATCAGCAGATCAGACGCCGCACCGGACATCGCTAACGCATCTACGCCAAATCCTTTTTTTAGTTGTCGTTGACTTGCCGCGATCTCTTTTCTAAGGCCCGACGAATCGCCGCCGATCTGGACGACGAGTTCCGCGACTGTTGCCATATTACGCAATCCCCCTTTCTTTCGATATTGCCATATTTATCACTATATGCTATAATTAAAATAAAAAGGACGTGATATCGTGTTTAATTTCTTCGGTTCTAAAAAATCATCTGATTTGACTTTCTTTCCCGGCGGCCGTCTAAGTGCGACAAAAATAGAGATTGACGACGGATATCTTTATTTCCGCGGCAGGTCCGGCGAGGTATCTCTTGTCCCTCTCGATACTATAACCGCGGTATCACTGTCCTCGTGTGGCGCGGGATCGTCACGATTGGTAATAACCGGCGAGGGGTCGGAACTAGCCACACTGCCTAAATTACCGACCCCCTGGGCTGTATCCGCTTTAAAATGGCTCACCAAAAACCTAAACCTCGCATAAAAAATAACCGGGTCATAATCCCGGTTATTTTTTTACAGGAATTTTTTAAACGCACTTTTTAAATACTCTTTATCGTCCTTTTTCCTATTCTGCGTTTCCGCGCCCCGCAATGGCGCCACCAGATCGTTACCATATAACGGTTTATCGAGACACCTGCCTTCGATATTCATCAGATACGCAACAAAAAACGCCGCTGTGTTTTCTGCGTCTTTTTTTCTAAACATATACCCTGTTTGCATTTTATAAAATTCGTGCGGTTGTAATCGGGAGAATTCCCACGGTTTTAAATTTAGCGGACCGTAAGCGTCCTCCTCCGCCCAATCTATCCAATCGGCTACCGAACATAGTATTCGGCAACCTTTTAGCCGTTTTTTTCGTCTTCCTCGGTTTCATCGTCCTGTGTTTCTGTGGTACCGAGAGTTTCCGCTTTATCCGCGGATTCTTTCCCGAGTATCCCACTAGCGACAATAGCACGGATAATCGGGATAGCCAAATCGTCCAGAGTGCCGCCGTCCTCAAAATACTGCTCCATTAATTTTACAAAATCCTCGGGGCGCGCTTTATGGTAGTGGTGTCGCATGCCTACGCTAAGCCCTGCGATACAAAAATTGATCCCGGCATCGCCTTTTTTAATTGTGTCTATGATCGAGCACCCAAGACGTTTTTCCAACTCCGCCAGGCGCATAATGTCAAAATAAATAGTTTGATTTTTACCAAATAGTTCGAACTTTATTTCTCTCCGCATAATTTTACCCCCTAAAAAATATAAAAGGGCCGGCGATAACGTCGACCCTTTTTGTGATTACTCGGTCACCGTCAACGCAACGGCGATCGCCGCTCCGTCTCCCGTGGTGATATTAAACGTATATGACCCCGCAACAAGACCGTCCAGATAAGTACTCTTTAAAGTGAGCACCCCTGCTAAGTAGGTGTAGTCAGTGGTTACTGTTAGCGCGGTACTGCCATTAGCGACCCTAGACACCGTTGTCGTCGTAGGCAGGATATTAAATACTTTATCCACTATCGCCGCTAAGCTAACCGTGGCGGTTAAGGGGTCTATGGACGGTGTTCGGTCGCTAAGAGCGCCGTTACCGCCAATGGTACCCTTTATCGTTGCCTCGCCGTCATATGGCGTATCCATCGAAAAATCTGTTAAACTGCCCCAGCCTGTTTGATAGCTACCATCCGGGTATAGCAATTTAGTGTTGATCTCCGCCCCCGCCATAAAAGCGTTTTCCAAAATCGCCAATCCTGTATCGGACAAAATAACCAAGCTACCTAAATCGATAGACCATTTACGTAATCCGGCTTTTACCGCTTTCCACCCATTTGATACTTTATTGCTTACGTCTATTTCGTCCGCCGATCGGGACAAAGACGCACTACGCTGTCCGCCTATTAGCATCCATTCCGGTGTTACCGCGGTGCCCCCATTGACGTACAATAAAAAATCTTTACCCACGCACGCACTTGCGATACTTGGGTTTACTGGCAATACAATACTCATAATTTTTTACCCCTCTCAATTTATATTTTGTATTTTCGAAACGAACGTTACTACTCCGTGATAACCCCCAACATCCTCTGGAAAGGCTTCGAAAAAATCGATATCCTGACTTAGCGCATTGAATTTATCCGAGGATATATCAACCGGCCACGAGGTGAGCACCGCGATAACATCATCGGCGATGCCGTTGACTTCGGATTTTCCTTCATACTCGGACCATATGTGTATCTGTAAAGATACGTCCGATAAATCCACCGTCTTATTGCCGTTTTGTTTCCACGTAAACGCGCCAAAGGTAATGTACGGCATTTTCGCTTCCTGTGGGACATCGTCATAGACTTCACAAGACTGTTTAGTCTTTAATAATTCAAATATCGCGCCTTGTAAAGCGTTCATCGGTACTCGTCTCATAATCATGGCTGTACCGCCTTCTCCAATCCAGATATTAGATTGGGCTTCTCATCCTCAAACGCCGGCCGCATAAAAGGACGCGGTGGCCTCGCGGGTATGTGGGCGATCTTAGTAAAAAATATCGCCCCCGGACTATATATCTTTAATGATTTTTTTAGTCTTGGCCGGACAATTGTCGCCCGTGCCCCAAACTCTATCAAATGCGCATATCGAGACTTGGCTTTTACCTGTCCGGTAACTGTCTTTACGCTAAAATTAGACCGGATATTTTTTTTTAGATACCCCGTATGACTTCCCACTCGCGACACCGCCCCCGCGCGAATCGCTTTTACCGAATCGGATACCACTTTTTCGATTTGTAAGCGAGACTTCCCGTCATACGATTTTATCTGGTCTAGCGCTACTTGGATCTCCGGCGCGCTAAAATTTACTTTAAAACCGATACCCGCCATTATTTTATTACCTCCTTACACACGAGTATTGTGGCGTCTCTGTTTATGTCGTATGTATGTATAACATCATACGTTTTTCCCTCGCATAATACTCGCCAACCGCGCGATATATCCCGCCGCTGCCGTATCGACATCTCACTTGTTAGTATACTCGACACCGCCCCCGACTGTTCCAATACACTGACAATCGGTTTCTTTATCTCCGCCCATATCCGACCGCCATTCTTCCAGTCAATCTTTCTTCCCCCACGACCATCCGCGATGGGTTTAGGATACTGTAAATCCACTCGTTTTGTCATGCGCCCTATTATCATATGTAGTCACCGCATATCGCGATTTGCTTTATGATAGCCTCTACCGACAACGGTGTTTTTGTAAATGTACCCAGCATCTCCATGCCCCTGTTTTCAAACCAGTGAGCGCATAGATTTTTCACCGCCATATTATATAGCGGCGATTCGGAGATCGCGACATAGATAGGCAGTCCGTCTTCCCCGACCCCCGATTTGCATCGCGTTTTCCCCGTTTGGCCATTGATGAGCTCCATGGCCGCGGTCATCTGACCCGCGATCTCTAAATCGCTACACGTATCGTCTACCCGCAGATAATCACGCACTTCCTGTACCGTCATAATCTCACCGCCTTATATGAGCATGGGGGCTAGCGCCCCCAACCCTATTATGCGCCTGCCGCGATCTTTAAAGTAACCAGAGAGTTAATGTCCACTACCTTACCATCCGCAAGCATAATCGCTTTTGTAACCAAATCATCCGTCTCATAGTCCTCGTATCTTTTGACGGTTATCTGATAATTTGTGTTTAAAACATAGTCCTCAAAATTAAAGATAAACGCCCAAATACTCCCCGCCGCCAAACCAGATACGTAAGTATCTAGGTAGTTGCAAATAAGTACCGGACGACCAAGCAACGACCGATCGGGTTTGCCTGCTAATCCGTAATTTGTGCGTGCGATCGGCTGTCCCGCGTCATCAACCAGGCCAATAAACGCCATAAACGTTTTTTTAGTCATCACCCAAACCGAGTTGTTTTCGTACTCGATGGGCAATGCGGCTTCCGCGGCAACCATCGTAGCGTAAGACGGCACGGCGTCCAAAGCCTGCCCTGTTGCGGGAGTTTCTTTCAGTATCCCCTTTGGCGACCCGGTGCCTACGCCGGATATAATCGCCTGCTCCAATGATTTTACCATGGCCGTGGCCACATTAGTAATCAAGGTGGCCTCAAAAATCGGCA